GCAGGGGGAGGATAGGGGGGCGGGGTTTCGCGGACGTTGCCCTCTAGTTTTACGTCGTCACATGGACTTATTGTTGAATTATGTTTTTAAACTTGTAATTAGGTGGTTTTGAAATACAAGCCGAGCCTGGGATAGAGTCAATTAGTTGATACCCATCCTTAGTAGACAGGTTCTTCAATAATCCTTCCACTTCCCGCAGCCGCCGCTCAAGATTTACCTCAGAGGCAGTAGGGGGAGTGGGGAATTTAGAAGTCACGAGACCACTTATAGGGGAAATAATGATATCGAACGCTAGGGCATTCGTACTCACTATCATTGGTATATCCACTGAGCCGGTGGCATCAGTGAACTCAACTATCACACTCATAATAGCATTATCTACAGAATTATATGAACTAGAGGCCACGGAAGCAGCTCCAATCGTTGCCGGTTGGGTCCCAGGTGGCGACATGAATAGGTTTACGATATGAACACCCCCAGAGACGGAGATTGTAGTATCGACTGCCTGCCACACACCAGCTGAGCCATCAGTACATATGACTTGGATGAGATATCGGCCAATATTACCATTTCCAGAGTTGGTAACATTACAGCCTATATATAAACCAGTTTCACCATTGAGTATAACGTTAAACCCAGTGCCCCCAAAGGTATCCGAACCCACGATTCCAGGACTCGTCCCTAGCGCCGCAGTGGTACCCCAGACATGCTGAGTAAAAACGGTATTCGTACTCGAAGTAGATTCTAACACAGGTCGTGATAATCTTACATGATACGTAACCCACAGTTCTCCTATTATATCCCCATCAGTCTGCTGCCCCTCAGTAGCGACAGTGGTAACCCCTAAAATACTCATTCGAGCATCTCCCGGAGCCGCACTGACCTCTGTTATACCAGGGACAACAAAATTAGTAGCTAACACATTCTTTTTCGGGTCGCACTCGATGGGATGCAAGAAATGATCATATGGAACAGCCGAAGAACTAAATTCCGCAGCCTCCATTGCTCTCTTACTTGTAAACCCAGCGTCGTACGCATCATATTCTGTAGCTATAAGCACCACACCCATACCACTCGTAGTGGTACCCACCGCCGTTGCAGACGTAGGTCTAAACTCAAACAGTAGACCGTCAAACTCATACTCCTCATAGAGTATCCCGAGCTGACTCATCCACGGAAAAAGAATAGGATTTCCGGCATTGATGACAAACTTAGTTGTAGTGAAGGCTATACTAGACGGCACATCAGCTACAAACTCAGCGTGTGAAAACACGATGTCTGACCCTTTCCCTACCGAGCCAAACGCAGGAGGTCGAGCCACGGCGGGCATCCCTTCTACAGGAGCACCACCAGGAGGCATCAACGAATTGCGTGACACAGAATAGGAACCCAGACCAATGGCTCTACTTAACATAGAACCAGCATTACCAAATAAAGATGCGAACGGTGCTATCTCTGGGACTGCACCCGCTAACATTTCCATACCTCCACGAGCCAACTTATTGATATCACTATCATTAGCAGACGGCGGCTGCATGAAATTACTCAGCATACTTTTACCCCAATCAGTAAAGTATCCCCCTCGGCCTCTAATACCCGTAATCGGATTATTTTTAGCTAGGGACAACACCCTTCTACCGCGCGAAGCGGCCCCTTTCGTCACTGTATGCCCATTCACTAGCGTAGGTTTAGCTCTCCGAAGTTTCCTTTTGGCTCTTCTAAGTGCTTTAGCTTCTTCTGTTT